AAGAATCTAAGTGTTAGATCTCCAAATTGAATCTTGTCTCCAGGAACATCAATGTCCTTAAGGTATGTTGGTTGAGTCGCAATACCAAGATCTAATGCTGGTATATTTGCTTGATTGCAGAAAAATGCTACACCAGGACTTCTCTTGAGAGAAAATTTAAAACCTGTTGGTGAAAGAAAATTTCTATTATCAATTGGTGTACCTGGTCTTTCTGCAGGTGGTTTTCTTTTAGGCATGATAAAAGAAAATGTTTAACTATTTATGGGTTGACATAAAAAAAGGAGACCCGAAGGTCTCCTCTGAACTCTGTGAGTTTGGATCACATGAGGTTCTTGACTGCAACACGTCTGTAGTAACGGTTGCTGTTGACACGAAGACGACCTGCGCCAACGGTGGTTCCTTCTGCAAATGGGTTCGCAACCATGCCGTAGCGGGTCTTGAATCCGATTTTTGGTTGGAAGGTGTTCTCACCGACTGCACGTACCATCTGCAGAGGTACATATGGGCAGTAGAAGAGACCTGCGTCATAAGGTGAAGTGCCCTTATAACCGACAACGTAGTACTGGTTGCCGTTAGCAGCATTACCTGAGGTGAGGTTTGCAGAATAAGGATCGATGTATACACGATACTTACCTTGGAGAACACCAGCGAAGGTGTTACCAGTGTCATCAACGTTCATGTTAGCGTTGAGGGCAGGGGTGTAATCGAGTACACCAGCCATGGTTAGAGCGGAAGCAACGTCTGCGGAGCAGATGATGATGTTGCCCTTCCCTCTACGAGTTTGCTGCGCGATTGCGTTAGCATCTCTTTCGATCTGGAAGATCAGACCCTTGAACTTCTCAACACTCCAGCGACCGTTGGAGTCAACGTCGAGGTCGAAAGTACCACCGTTAGCAACATTTGCTTGAGCACCAGGCTTAGCAGTTTTGTAGATAGTACGAATGACTTCGCGGTTGATTTCAGCAAGGATCTCAGTAGAGAGGAGATTTGCTAACTCAGCCTCAGCGTTTAGTCCGTGGATAGCGCGGAGGTCTTGTGCGAGTTCTAAGGAGTACTCGGCTTTTAGTGCTCTGGACTTAGCGGTTACGGTGACCTTCTCGATTGAGAATGCCATTTCACCGAACGCTCCAGTGTCGCCACCGAGTTGTTCAGCATCGCCAGTTACCATACCTTGACCAACGTTATAGGTGTCGTTGGTTGCAAGTAGTGAAGGATCGTTTCCGCTCTGACCAGTAGTACCCATACCAACGGAATTGTGACCGGTGGATAGAGTTCTTGCTGCGTTCTGACCAGAGAATGCAGAATCGACTTCGTTGTAGAAGGTCTCCTCTCCAGTCTGACTGTCCTTACGGGAGCGCATTGCAAAGATTAGTCCAGTAGGACCGCTCATGGGTTGAACACCGCAAATATCATATGCGATGAGGTTAGGCATGGAGCGTCTGATTAGGGAAATCAGAACGGGGTCGAAACCAGCGGTAGGACCTGCTGCCTGAGCGTCAGCACCACCGAAAGCACCAGAAGCACCAGCAGCATTACCGGAGTTGGTGACAGGAGCTTCGCCTAGGAACTCAGCCTGTTCACGGAGTTCTCTTTCTTGGTTTTCTAGCAGGGTAGCGGTTACACTTCTACGATGAGAATCTTTGATTTCATCGAGTCCTTGGTAATCAAGGATAGGTGCCCACTTCTCCTGCAAATACTCGTTGTTTTGCATTTGAAATTAACCTCTTAAAAAAAAGTTTTAGTTTGACTTATAATTTAAAAATCACTTTTTAGCGACTCTTCCGAGTGTCTCAAGATATCTTTCCATTCTAGGAGAAACAGACTCAGAGAGTGTTTCTTGAACTTCGGTATCTTCAGAGATGGTTTCGGATTCGTCTCTTTGAGCACTAGTATTAGTGGGGAAATAAGATTCCTTAAGTGATACTAGTTTCTCACGATAGGTCTCTTCACTATCAAACTCAACATTTTCTGCGAGAGAAGCGAGTTTATCTTTCTGAGAGATCGCAAGACCTTCAGAAACATCTGCAAGGATTACATCAGCAACCGACTCGGCTAATCTGTGATTTAGAGCAATATTTCTTTCGATCTGCTCGTTGAGTTTATCTTCCATTTCATCTAGTTTCTCTACCATAGTAGAGACTACATCATATTTTTCTTCAGGGATAGTTACATAATGTTCTTCAAAAAGACCACGCATTCCAGCAAGGAATGACTCGGTCATTTCGGTCTTAAGACCGTGCTCAACTTGGAGTGCATTCTCAGCAATCCATTCATCGCAAACATACTCTAGATAAGCGTCAAGACGCTCTTCTAAAGTAGACTTGATTTGAGCAACTTCCTCTACGAGGGTTTGCTCATACGCTGCAGTTAGTTCTTCTTGGATCTCTGCTGCCTTAGCATTAATAGCAGTTTCAAAGATAGTACGTGCTTTTTCTTGGAATTCTTCAGAGAGTTCCTCACCTTGGAGAAGTGCCTGGACATCTTCTTCCATATCGTATTCTGCTACGACTTCTTCTTCTTCTGCTACAACTTCACCGTCCTCTTCACTTTCTTCAGTAACTTCGGCGGTGGTCTCCTCAGACTCGGCAACAGTCTCTTCGGTAGTTTCTAATTCTTCTTCAGAAATAGTCTCTTCCTCAGTTTCGACTTCCTCTGCCTTTACGGCTTTGGCATTAACTACGTCCTTAACTTGCTTAAGGGTAGCACCAGGTGTTTTGAGGGCATTAGAGCCGTCATCTGGTCTTGAATTTTCGGGTGTGGGGCCGCCTAGGTCCTCTACAGGTACCCCAGCTGCTGCCATGGGTTCTGCGGGAGCTGCGCCTTTGGTTACTACGTTTTCCATTTCTTGTAAATTGTTACCAACGGACATTTGATTATAGATTTTGTATTAATCTATATTTATTTATAAATTAAAGATTTGAGAGGAAATCGTTAAAGAGATTTAACTTGTGCTCCTCAAGCATCTTTTGATCAACTAAGGTGTTAATTCTCTTCTGAGTCTTCTCTGCAAGTTGCTCACGAAGGATTCCACCTTCCCATACCCACTCTTTTCCTTCCATAATTCCCGAGACAAAAGCATCAGGTGCAGAAGGATCGGCAACGATATCAGCAGCAGTTGCTAACATGAAATCTTCACCAACAACCTTACATCCAGATTCGTTCATCTTTAATGAACCAACACCACGAGAAGAAACGCCAAGCATGACACCTTCATCAAGAAGAGATGATGCAATCTTACCCATAGGGGTATTCAGGATTTGTGCTTTACCTGTAAAATTATTACCTTCTTGTACTAGTGAAGTAATTTTGTGGGAAACACGATCAAGATTTACAGTAGGACCATCAGGGTGTCCTAGTTCTCCAAGAGCACGTCCCTTGCTCACAAAAGTTTCATTATAACGATTTACTTCTTTAGCAAGAGTCTCTACAGGGTACATGCGACCATTGCGGTTCTTGATACCACCTTGTAGAAATACACCTTCGATGTATAGTTTCTTATTAGAACCCTTACCTTCAGTAAGAATTTTTACGTTTGTTACTTCTTCTGTGATGAGTTTCATTACTGCTATTAACCTGTTACTTGAGAGTTGTTTTTATCATAACGTTGATATGCTGCAGGATTTCTTACATTATTATCTTTATCACGAGCCTGAAATGTTCCTGGAGTTCTTGTTCCAGTTCCAGCAGCACTATTATATGTTCGTGCTACATAATCCGCATTAAAATTCTTATAAGTCACGGTAGACCAACCTTCATTTCCTGAAAATTGATTTACAGTAGTACTCCCAGGTTGTGGGGATACTGCACTATTATTTTTATCGTGACGAATATACGACATTAACTAACTTCCTCCTCTTCTTCTTGATCCTCTACTTCATCTTCAGATTCATCTTCAGATTCAGATTCAAGATTAGATTCAGGTTCTTCAGTATCATCCTCTACTTCATCATCAAATGATAGAAGTGAATTTGCTACTGCAGGACGAAGAGCATCAATCTTTTCCACTGACTTTGCAAATAAAGATGCTTTAATAGCATCCGATACTTCAGAAGATGATGCATCGGTCGCAAGCATGTCAATAATATTGGGTTCCATGTTATTTTGATATAATTATATTGGTATTTATATTTTTTTACTGTTCGGGTGCTTCAGTGGCAGAACCATCAGGTTGTGGATCAGTTGGCACATTGCCTAATGATACTGCTTGTCCTGCTGCATCAATAGGAGGTGGAGTCGGTAAAGGATTACCAAATTCATCTACAGGTGCATTTGGATCTGGAAGAATTCCTTTTGCAATTTCATCTTCAATCTGCATATCAATTTCAATAATTTCAGCATCAGTTTGTCTAAGAACTTTCTTACGCACATATTCTGTAGAATAATATTTACCAATATAAGGTTCAATAGTTGTGGTAAGAGTTAAACGATTTGTCATCATTTCAGACTCTTTAAGTTCTGCAAACTGATTATCATATAAGAAATCATATTGAATATGATCCTCCATCTCTTTCCAATCTTCTGGAGTGATGATATTCTTCAGAAGAAGTTGAGTACGTAGCATGTCACTAAACATGCTTGCAAAACGCTTTCTAAGTCTACCAACAAACTTGGCAAACTTAAGTTCATCTCTTAAAATTTCAGATGAACGACCTAAGTTAAACCCAGTGTCTCCAGCAATTCTAGACTCTGGTACATTTAGTGCTCTATATAATTTCTTCTGGAAGTATGCAATATCAGTAATTTCTCCAAGATTCTGACCACCAGGAAGAGTTGTAATTTCAGTTCCTCTACCACCTTCACGGCGAGGTAACCAGAAATCTTCCATCATAGACATGAACTTACGATCATCACGAACTTCACCAGTATTCGCATCGTATGCAAGTTTATTGCGATAGCGACTCATTACCTCTTTGAGGTATTGTTCTGCTTTTACTTTAGGAAGATTTCCAACATCAATATAGAAAATACGACGCTCTGGGGCTCTAGATAGACGATAGATAACTAGTGAATCCTCAATCATTCTTAGTTGATTGAGTGCTTTAATTGCTTTATGTAAGTAAGATAGGATAGTTCCCTTATTTCTATCTACGAGACCAGAAGTGCAATATGTAATAGAATCTTTCATGATCTTCACACCTTTTTTAGTGTGACCACCATAAATATTCGTCTTTTGTGGGGGAGTATAGATAAAATATTCTTCAGTCTCTGGAAACTTGATATCGTTCTGAGAAGTTGGAATAGCAGCAGGTGCTGGACCATTCTTATTATCTCTTTTTTCTTGTTTTACATGCTTCATTCGCATGGGATCAATATATCTGATCTCTTGAATTCCATCCTGAGGTCTTCTCTCATCAATGACCTTTAGATAGAATAACTTACCATCAACATACCAATTTCTAAAAATTTCATGGCACTTTCTATCAAAGTCCATGATTTCTTTAATATTTCTAAATTCTTGACGAATAATATCTTTTAATCTATCCGTCGCATTTAAGTTTGATAGTTCGATCTCGATAGGAGAATCGTATAGGTCACTAACGATTGCTTCATTTACAACATCTTCAATAGCACTATCACACTCTGGGTGTAGTGCCATCTCTCTATATCTTTTTAATAAATCATACTCTGTTCTGTAGACCCCTTCAATATCTACAAATTGACCATAAAAACCACTGCTAATATAATTGTCAACCCCGTCCTCGTTTGAAGGAGGAACGGGGGAAACAATTGATGGGGATTTCTTTACATTATCTTCAATAGAAAATCCAAAAAGTTTGGCCATAGTATATGATTGAAAACTGCGTATATTAACTATTTATCAGTTAATATCTATGCCACCTGCTTCAGGTGAATCGCCCTTCATGGCTTCCCAGTAAAGGACTTGCAGTTCCACAGTGAACTCTTGGATCGCATTACCCTGATCATAAGATAGGGCAATTGCTGCGGTGGAAGTTGGGAAAACATCATAGAAATGATATGCTCTTAGAGTTTCACCGTTACGATCTAACTGATACACATATGCATCAGAAGTGTAATTATTAGGATCAATTTCACCTGTTCCGTCAGAAACACGGTTGATCTTGTTAATCCAGTTTTCAAATGCAGAGCGAATTGCAAAGTCGGTATCGTTGATAACGGTAATAGTCCAACTTTCAAATGATCTGTCACCTGCAACTTTTAGAGTTCTTCCTCTGAAAGGAACATCAATAAAAGCAACGTTTGATGCGGGAAGATTCGCCGCCTTGACGAGGAATCTTGACTTATTCAGGACATCGTTTTCAACTTGTGCAATTTCTGGGAAAGAGAGAACACATTCAAAAAGATTACTCCTGGCACCACCACCAGTTAACTGACTCTTAAAGTCAGTTATTTTTCTGAGTGGTGGTGGATTGAACTGATTTCTTGTTGCCATGGTTTTTTAACCTCTTTTAAAATTTAATAACCTCTACTGTGTACTGAATTAAACGTTGCCAATTACCTCTTCAAAGGATACGCCAGTTCTAGTGGCAATGAAGGTCAGACCAATGAAGTTGATAGACTTCGCAGGTTTGATGTAGATGTCTGCAACAAACTCATTATTATCAATGACTGCAGGAGTGTTATTTGTCTGATCACAAATAACCACGAAGTCAAATAGACCTCTCTTAGACTGAACATCTCTTAGGAAAGGTTCAACAATGTTCACGAAATTAGTTCTTGTGATTTCATCGTTGAATTCAAAGAGTTGATCTCTTGCTGCTGCAGAGATTGCATTTTCAAGATAGATGAACAAGCGACGAACATTGATTCTATCGAATGCAGAAGCTTTACCGTAGGAAGTCTTATCACCAAATAGAATTGTTCCTTGTCCGCGAGAAGTAATTACGGGGTTGATTCTTTGTCCGTATAACTTATCTCTTTGTGCTTTACCAGGGTTGTACGCTAGTTTGACAGCATTTAGGATTGCACCTCTGTCGCTTCCTGCAGGTGAGAACCAAGGGAAGGAGTTTGCATCAACTCTTGCACATGTACCAGCAATGTCTCCATTTAGAGGAACATATCGGAAGGTATCATTGAATCTATCATACATGTACTTGTATCCACTATCTAATACACCATATGTGGATGATGTGACTGATGAGTAGAAACTCAGAACATTGTTTGTGATAGTGTCAATATCGTTGATAGTTGCTGAAGTTTGTGAAGATGTATCAGTGATTGCAGCAGCTCTATAAGGCGAGATGAATGCAATTGCATCCTGTCTTGCTTCTGCAACAGCAATTAATTTATTTGCTAGTGCTTGCGCTTCTACCTTACTATGTGCTGCAGATCCCATAAGTAGGAAATCTACATCAGTATCTTCTTCATTTACAAATACATTGTAACCAGCAATTATGCCGCCAAGAGTATTGCCAAGAGCACCTGATGCTGTTAGATCTGCAGTACCATCATAATTTACACCCTTAGTCATTACACTGTTAGAGTTGCCAATTGCGGCGAAGGAAATGCCTTGTGCATTTTGATCCCAACCAAAGTCGGTTACTCTTTCAAATGTTCCTGCCTGATATGCGATAGAACTGACGCCTACAGGAGCAGATCCACCAAAAATGTACTCAGAAGATTCTGCTAAGAACTTTCTCCAGTATGAAGGTGAACCAGAAGAGAATGTTGCATCTTTTGCCTTTGAAAGACCTAGGTGCTTCTCAAGAATAGTTCCTGTATTTCCAGTAATTGCACCATCATCGTCATAAACAATAACGTGCATCTCATCAAATCTTGCTCCTCTTTCTTCACCGAATTCGGTTGTCTGAGGTCTTTCTGCAAGAGTATTCCAATTAACTATGGTTCCAGAACCTAAAGTGATTTGCTGACTATCGAACCAATCAGTTTCTGTAGTGTATGTGGTAGAACCAACACCACCAAGTGATTGAGAATTTTCTGCAGTAAATCCAAGAGTACCAGTATCTGAAAATCTGTAAACACCTAGGTGCTCATAGTCTACGTTAGTTTCAGTTCCACTAGCAGAGACATGACTTAGAACTTTAACAGAAACTTTTGTTTGATCCGTAACTTCGGTAATTACTCCCTTTAGATATCCATCTAAAGTACTGGTTGTTCCGTCTGATAGGGGAACAGTTGAACTGATTGCTTGGGTAACACCCATACCGACAACCATTAGTTCACTTAAAGCAGTTGTTGTAATACCACTCAATACTTGGTCTGCTCTACTATCAATCATTGCAACTCTTAGACCATTACCCCAAGATCCAGGGTTCTTAGCCGCAAAAGTTACGTCAGTAATTGTGTTCTCGGCATATCCGAGTTCATTGTAATGCTGAAGACTTCTAATTTTAACTGATGATGCGGCACCAATCATGCCGTTCTTCAGATCGTCGTCATCAGTTCTGACAATTTGAAGTGATCCGCCATATGCTAGATAAGATGAAGCAACCATCCAGTGCTCATAGTGCTTATCTGCATCGTATGGCTTTCCAAACGTGTTTAAAAGATCGTTTTCACTCTCGATGAGAGTAGGTTCTCCGACAGGTCCTTGTGCAAAAGGTGCTGCAAGAGCACCGACTGAGGGAGAAACGGGATCGATTCTTCCTACAGTTAAGTCAACTTCTCTAATTAAAACCCCAGGAGATGCTAGGTTAAGTGGCATCTTTGTGTTCTCCTACAAGTCCAAAATTTAACTAAAAATATTTAGGAAAAGGGGTACTTTCAGAGGGGAAACAATGCATGAACACTACCAATCGGGGTATTCCCAGTCTTTATGTGTTGGTTTACTCTTCCTATTCTTTGAGACTCTTTTCTTTGTACACTCTTTACACTCATAAGAATATGAAGATGGAAATACACCTCTAGATTTTCTTGTTCTGTAAAAATCATCTAATAAGTTTTTTGTAATACCGCAAGATCTACACTTCCTCTCAGAAAATAAAATATGTTCTAATTCAAACTCTCCATCTAAATCCATTACATGTAATCCCACATATAAGAACGATCGCCGTATTCA